CTTGTTGTAGCTAGAATTTTGACCCAAATGGCAGGCTTGGGGTCGGGTGCCTGCCACTACTCACCCAAACAAAATTGCGAGGCTCTTTGGGCCAATCACGCCGTCAGCGGTCAGACCATTGGCAGTTTGCCACGCCTTCACAGCCTTCGCAGTGCCGTTACCAAAGTCACCATCGGCTGCAATGCCCAACTTGCGCTGCATCTGTTTCACAGCGTCACCTTTGCTGCCAACCCGAAGCGTCTTGCTTACTGGTGCGCGGGCGGGGATGTCACCCGTCAAAGCTCGCATGGCTGTAGCGTAGCGGCTTTCACGATCTGCGAGACCGATGTCTCCGCCGTTGATGCGCTTGGTTGCAGCCTTAACACTTCCAGTGTCTGCAATGGCATTAAGGCCGTTCTTGCCCCAGAACCATAGTGCAGACGCCAGTGCGCCTTCTTTGGTCTCCAGCCAGTCAGACGCGTCCTCTGCGGAAAGGCCGAACTCTTTTGCGAAGCCCTCGACGTTGTTACGACCAGTGAGTTGCTTCAAACCCTTACCGCGGAAGCGCCAACCATCGCCCTCTTTAACATTGCCAAGCGCACCACGGCTTGAGCGGAACTTGTCCATATAGACGTAGTTCGCAATCTTTTCGGGCTGGCGGTGATACAAAGCTGCATCGCGCTTGCCCTCGCCAAAGTAACGGCCAAACACGCGCTCAAGTGATGCCTGAGAATAATTGAGGTTTTCTTCTAGCGCAGTGAAGTCACGGCTCTCATGAGCGCACTGGCTGATAAAGCTGGCGATCCGCTGCGGCGTGTTGATGTCATATATAGGCAGCGCCTTGTTTAGCTCATCGCACCAAGCCTCAACGTCGTTGTTTGTTGGGATCATTGCACCCAGTTGTTCAGGTGTCAGTTTCATTTCTTCTTGCGATCCATGAAGCCTTCAGCTGCACCTGCACCAAAGTAGAAGCCAAGTATTACAATCATCGACCATCCGATCTGGAAGTCCTCTAGCACACGCTGCACTTTATCTGCGTCGGCCACGCGGTCCATCAACGTGAACCCCAGAACCAGCGCAAAGCAGGCAAGGTAGGTGAACGTGAATGAAAATGCGATGATGCGCTGGGCCAGCTTGAACGGAGCATACGCCTGCATGATTTCAACTTTGGCCTTGGTTTTTGCCGTAATTTCTTCTTCAGTCGAGGTGTGAAAGCTATCAATCAAATCAATGCCCGACTTGATAACGTCACCTGACCCGAATATTTTACCGAGTATTCCCGCCATTGCGTGTCTCCTATTTTCGCATCATCTGCTCTTGCAGTGACTTAATAGTGGCCTGCGCCGCTGCAAGGTCGGCCTTCAAGTCGCCCATGCTTTTTAGCAGGCTCTCTTTCTCGCTAACAAGCGTGTTCACTTGCGCAGCCAATCTGTCCACTTGCGCCTTCAAAGTATCATTAAACTCTGTGCGTTCACTGCGGTCCCTCATTAGCGCCTCGTGTCCTTGCTTGGCCTTCAGAGAAAGCAGTTGCCACAGCCCACCCGCACCAATCAGCGCGATAACGATGGGCGTCATCATGTCCATATCCATGTTCACTTCAAAACTTCCCCAGTGAATCCAACGTCAAACCTTTGCCGCTCAAATATTTGCCGCTGCACGAGGTTTGACAGATATAATGACCATACAGCCATCATAACACATGCCAAACCGTGAGAGAACTTATCAATGACACCCATGCCGTGTGACCCGCGTGAGGCCGTCTCCATGCCGTGTGCTGTCATCACATGGTAAACTGACCCAGTCGGGGCGGGTTCGTGCATAAAATAAAACGCCAGAACAACGCATGAAAGCATAAAATCAGCAACCAGTGACCTCTTGAGCCAAACCTTTGGTAGCCACACTGTCGCGATCAAAACCAGCACTGATGAAAATATCCATGCGAAAAGCACAAAATCGGGAACCATCCCGACAAACATACCAGCATATGTAAGGCCCACCACGCTGACAGCTATGTGCTGGGCAGGCCCAGACGCAGTTCGTATTGCTTGGTATGTGCCGCTGATGCCTAGCATCAGTACGTGCCTTCCCATACGCGAAGTGCAGAGAACTCAATCACTGGTACTAATTTTGATAGGTGCCAATTTTCGGTCATATGCCTGCCAGAATATCAAAGTGAACTTTTTATTAACTTAACACAAGCAAGTGGCTTGCGCAAACGCAACGCACCTGTTAACACCGTGCTAACGATGGAGAGTGAAATGGATAAACTGAAGCAAATCGGGCCGCGCATTCGTCAGGATGTCTACGACGCGCTGCACGCATACAGCGATGGCAGTCGCATGAGCATGTCGCTCATCGTCGAGCTGGCGTTGAAAGAGTATCTCATGACAGAAAGGAAAACGCCTGATGATCGTCGGGATTGATTGCGGATACCGCACAGGTGGCGTGGCGCTACTCGGCGACGGTTGGTCAGAGGTTCACGACCTTCCAACGTACACCGAAGGCGGCGTTGACGTCCTTGCCTTGATGGACATCATCAAGTCGGTTGAGAAAGTGGGTCACATATATATAGAGCGTCAGCAGGCAATGCCGCGCCAAGGCGTCGTGTCAACTTTCAAACTGGGCTACGGCTATGGCCAAATCAAAAGCACATGTGCGCTTTCTAAGGCACCATTCTCGCTGGTGTCGCCGGCGAAGTGGAAGCGTGACTTGGCTTTGCCTAAAGATAAGGACGCCGCACGGCGTTTAGCACAGCAATGGTTTCCAGAGCACAGTGAACGATTAAAGCGGAAAAAGGACGAACACCGCGCAGAGGCATTGCTAATCGCGAAGTGGGGTGAGTTAAACTTATGATAAGCCAATACACAGAGAGGGCAGTGGAGGCACTTCTACAGCCCAGCCACCGACGTGTGCTAGAAATGCGCGTTGCCGGTTTGACATATAGGGAAATTGCAGAACAGACTGATATGTCTGTCAGCAACGCAATCATTGTCTTTGAAAAGTACTCTAAGAGGGTGGATGATTTCGCCGCCGTTTTGGAAGTTGCAGAAGTTAATGGCGGTGCCCTTAATTTACCTGTATCTGAGCTGCGACACCTATCGCCTAAACACGGGGCAAGAGTGAACCGAGCTGTCGCCAGCTCCGCGCTGAAAGGCGCGACACTGAGGCAGGTCATAGAGCTGGACCCAAAGCATCTTTTAAAGCTGAACGAGGTGGGGCCAATCAGCGCCTTGGGCTTCATGGACGACATGCGCCGGCACTTTAACAAGGACAAAAGTCTTCAAAGACTTACGCGTCTTTACCAAAGTCGCATAAGCAGAGACATTAAATCGCCGATACCGCACGCAGTTATGGACGCCATTAAGATCATTCGAGAACACGGCTACAGCGTAAGTGTGAACAGTAAATACGACCGCGCGCGAAAAGGGGCTGCATAATGCCAGTCAGATTAGACCTAACGAACGAGGCGTATCACCTTGATCCGGCGCTTAGCGCATCGGGGGCCAAGACGATTGCGATGCAGTCTCCGGCGCACTTCAGATACGCCAAGCGCAAGGCAAGTACCGCTTTTGATACCGGCACAGCGGTTCACACGCTCGTACTGGAGCCGCACTTGAGCAACACAGTGTGGTGCGGCCCAGAGACACGCAGGGGCAACGCTTGGAAGGACCAGTATGCCGCCGCGGCCGAAGAGGGCGCGATCCTGCTGACTGAGGGTGATTACCAAGTCGCAGTGGAAATGGCGAACTCAGTGCGGTCCAACGCAGCCGCAATGGAGCTGCTGGGCGGCGACCTGCTGGTCGAGGCAAGCATATTCTCACACGATGAGGCAACCGGCGTTGATATGCGCTGCCGCCCCGACGGATGGCGCAAAGACATTGCCGCCGTCATAGATTTGAAAACTACAATCGACCCATCGCCACAGGGCTTTTCGAAGCAATGTGCTACATTTGGCTATCACCTCCAAGACCAGTGGTATCGTCGCTGTATGCTCAATGATGGCCACGAAGTGGATCGGTTTATCTTTATCGCCGTGGGCAAGGACGCACCTTACCCCGTAGGCGTATACGAATTGGACTACCAGTCGCTCGACGAAGGCGCGGCTGGGGTGCAGTGCGCATTGGAGAAATATCACCAAGCGCTCAAAACGAATGTGTGGGAATACGGCTATGGTGACTTGCAAACGATCCAAATCCCGTCCTATGCATTTAACTTTACGGCAATCTAGTCAGGAGACACACATGCCAATTTCATTCGGATCAAACGACACAGCAGGCGCAAGCAATTATGTACGCGCAAACCTACCGCAAAACCGCTGGTGGGCAAAGACAGACGCAGGCGATGAGCCAATCGACATGGATCGCGGGCTTGCGATCGACATCAAGGACGTCACATTTGGCTGGCTTCACATTGATGTAGGCGTTCGCGACTGGCAGCCTTGGCCCAGCCCCTCACAGGCAACGCAGCGTCCAAGCGAAAACCATAAGAACGGCTTTGAGGTGAGCTGCTGGCTGGCCGATGGCCGAGAGGCTACATTTAGTGGGAACAGCTACGGCTTGGGCCAGTTTATTGCCAAGCTCTACAACGAGGCAGAAAAGTCTCCAGAGTTTACTGCTGGTAAAGTGCCGGTCGTGCAGGTCACGTCGTCAACGCCGATATTGATCGGCAAAGGGACCAGCTACGATGTGGGGTTCAATATCGCAAAGTGGATTGACAAGCCATCTGAAGGCGCAGAGCCAGCACCAGTTGCAGCGGCACCAGTAGCGGAACCTGCGCCGGCAGCAGCCGCACCAGCGGACAATAACTTCGGCTTCTAAGACAAAGGAGGGGCGCAAGCTGCGCCCCTCAAACTAACTACAAAAAGGGAAAAAGATGTCCGAAGCATACTTCAAAAAGGTTCTAGACGGTGCGGTCACTGACGTTATTTCGTCGATGTCTGGCGGGAGAAACGAAAACTTAAACAAGGCTGCATTCTCGATCGGGCGTCATGCCCACCTAGCGCCGGCAAGCATTGACAGCGCAATCATGTCGCTGCACGCAGCCGCCAAGCAGATCGGCTTGGACGCCATTGAGACTAAGATGACCATCGGGTCAGGGTTTAAGCGTGGGGGCGAAAACCCAAAGGAGCTTGAGAACTCAGACAGCACGCCATACGTGACCAGTGAGCTGGATCGCCTCGTGACGCGTCTGGCTCAAAAGGATTTAATCGCACGCGATGACGAGACCCGTGCGGACAAGATACGCAAGGCCAGTGATGCGTGGGATCGTGCAGTGCCGATCACACGCGAGAACACAGACGCCGTGCGCCCAGCGCTGCTGTATCTGAACTCACGCGGCCTAAGAGCGTCTACAGCAGACGGCGTGGCCAAGTTTAGCCCGAACGTATATGATGGGCCGGCGATCATCTTTGCCGCAAAGACACCGGACGGCGCAGTCGAGGGTATCCAGAGCGTGCTTTTGACACCGGAGGGCAGAAAGCGCGAAGTGAATGGCATTAGCAAGTATTCGCGCGGTGTCATTGCCGGAAACGTAATGCAAGTGGGCGAAGCGCAAGGCGATAAGCCGATCTGCATTGTGGAGGGGCCAGAGGATGCGCTGAGCGTCAGGCAGGCTGTGCGCGACGACGCTGTTGTCGTCTGCACGTTTGGCAAGGCTGGCATGTCCACATACACACCGCCACGGGCGTCCGATGTGACGATCTGTGCCGATCCGGACCTCGACGTTGATAAGTGCGCAGATGTATTGCAGGGCGACGGGTCAACAACCGTCCACGTCGTGCGCTTCGACATGCTTGGCGTTGAGAATGTAAAAGATGCCAATGATTATCTGCGTGAGGCTGGTGAGGACAAGCTGCGTGAGGCACTGGCCGGCGCAAAGCCCGTGTCCGTCGTTGTGCAGGAGAAGATGGAGAGCGAGAGGCAGTGGCCGACCGCGTTCACGCCGATTGATCCGACGCTTATACCAAAGCGCCGCTGGGTGTATGACACGGCGTACATCCGGTCATATGTGTCTGTGTTGGCGTCTCAGGGCGGCGTGGGCAAGACCAGCCTGCAAATTGTCGAGGCTTTAGCGATCTGCACTGGCCGAGACTTGCTTGGCGAGCCGGTACGTGAGCGCACAAACTGCTGGCTCATCAACCTAGAAGATCCGATGGAAGAGGCCCAGCGCCGCATCGCAGCCGCAATGATGCACTACAACGTCAAGGCTGAAGACATCGAGGGGCGTCTATTCGTGGATGCTGGACGCGATGTGCAGATAAAGTTTGCGCTTCAGGGTCGTGACGGGGTCCAGACAAACGACGAGATGGTGCAATACATGTCCGACAAGATACAGCAGCACAACATCGGCATGGTATTCATTGACCCGTGGGTGGGTGCGAACGACATCAACGAGAACGACAACATGGCGATGAACGCAGCAGTGGCCGCTGCGCGCTGGGTCTGTGACAAGACAGACTGTGCGATGGTTCTGACGCACCACGTCCGCAAGACAAACGGAGAAGACGCGTCCGCTGACAGTATACGTGGGGCAGGGTCATTGCTTTCAGCGGCCCGCGCAGCGCGGGTTGTCAACAAGGTCAGCGAAGAGGACGCGATGAAGCTGGGCGTCAGCGAGGTCGAGGCGCGGGGCATATTCCGCGTTGATGATGGCAAGTCAAACCTTGCTCCGCCAGCTGCGAAGGCCGTCTACAGGCGTATGCACGGCGTGCAACTCCCGAACCAAGAGTATGTGGGTGTGTGTGTCCCATTTAAGATGCCAGACTTATTCGACGGTGTGAAGGCGAAGCACGCGATGCTCGTCCAGCGCGCAGTGGGCGTGGCCGAGGAGAACGGCGACCCGTACCGCGAAAACGTGCGCAGCAAGAACTGGGTTGGCAAGGCCGTTGCCAGCGCGCTTGAGCTGGACCTAGACAAGAAGCCAGAAAAGGCGAGGGCCAAGGCCATTGCGGAGAAGTGGATACAGACAGGCGTGCTGAAGCTGGAGCAATTTGCTGACAAGCGCGCAGGTAGGGACGTAACCATTGTGTCGGTGGGTGAGTGGATCACTAGGGAAGAGGCGGGGCTGTGATGTGTTCCACAGTTGTCGTGTGGGACTGTGGAATGCGTGCGACACCGTGGTAATATTAACCCGTATTCTCTCCACCACAGTGTACCCCTATGTATAGGGTACTGTGGAGGAAGGGGATGCGTTGTGAGGGAACGACTGTGGAAAGATTTAACGAAGTAGCGGAGGGAGAGCTGGATCATGGCAAAGGCTAAAGCAGGGGCGAAGAAGCGTCCGACACATAAGGAGCTGAAGGCGAGGGGTTCGTTTTCGACTGAGGGAGAGGCGAAGGCTATCAGTGCTGGCGTGTGGGGACAGTTGCGTCCGCTCGATGAAAAGGCGAGAGCCAAGACGGAGCGCTGGGGTGATACGCTGCCCGATCTTGTGTCACCAGAGCTGGCGGGTAGGTTTGAGGCGGCATATGAGGCGCTGTACGAGAAGGTTCACGCGAACGATGTTGTTGGCACCAATCAGATTGCATCGCAGCTTATGCGGGCGTGGGACGTTCTGGAGAGCGAGGCGATCGCTGCGGGGCATCAGCCGCTTCTGCCTGACGGGTTCTGTGTGAACCTTGGTGGGGATGTTACGTGCTTTGCGGCGTCGGGCGTCAGCGAGTTGCGCAAGAAGCATCCTAATTGGGTCGTGTATGCGTTCGAGGACGCAGCACGCTTGCTGAAGCATGACTGGACAGAGAAGTTTACCGCAGAGGCGTTCAAGGCGTTCCCAGAGGCGAGCGTCACTAGAGTGAAGAGGTCAGGCGAGCCGGTGAACTACGATCTGGGCGGTGACGAGATACCATTTTGAGAGGACAGACGATGGCACGAAGTGAAATAGCAAAAGAGAAACTCGCTGCGCTCGATGCGCGTGGCGAGGACGAGATATTCGAGGAGCTGGCGTCAGGTACGAGCATGCGCGACCTCTGCAAGCAGATGAACGTCGGGCATAAGCTGTGGTACAAGTGGCTCGACGGTGTGAACGGCCGTCGCGGGCGATATGAGGCCGCACTGACGGAGGCTGCGCACTTCTATGCAAGTCGGGCAGTCAGGACTGCGCAGGAGACTGAGCCGGCGACCGTGAACGCTGACAGGCTGAAGGTGGACACGGATAAGTGGATCGCGTCCAAGCTGAACGTGCAGTACGATACAAGGCAGCGCGACGTGGCAATCAACATCAGCGTGACAGACTTGCATGCGCAGGCTGCGATGCTGCTTGGTGAAGTGTTGGAGGGTGAGGCTGTGGACGTGACGCCGTACGACGCTGATGACGCTGATGACGTGTGAGCGGCGAAACCGCGCATTGGCGCACAATCGGATGCGCGGGCGCGCGCGGTATCATAGCACCTCATTTATGTCAACGATGCTGCTGCGTTTCGGCGATTTCGCGGGCCGCGATAGGTCCAGTTTAGCTAAGTCATTGTTTTCATTGAACCCGTTTATTAACATAATGGTGATTATAGGTCACTCGCCTTGCCAGATGCCGGAAATCGCCGATTTGACCCCCCCCGCCAAAACTTTCGGCGGGGTGCAATTGTTAAGGACCTAATCACACTTCCCCGCCCCCCTGACCCCAGCAATAGGTGTTAACATGACCCCGCAAAAAAATTCTACAGATAACCCGTTTTTGAAATTGATGACGCGCTATCACGGCGATCCCGTCGCCTTCGCCCGCGAGGTGATCGGCATTGAGCCTGACGAGTGGCAGGTTGAGCTGCTCGGCGCTATTGCGAACCCCGACAAGCGCCGCATATCCGTTCGATCTGGCCACGGTGTCGGCAAGTCCACGGGAGTTGCCATTGCTGCTGTCTGGCACGTTTTAATGCGCGTTCCGAGCAAGACGGTTGTCACGGCCCCCACCAGCTCGCAGCTTTTTGACGCCTGTTTCGCTGAGATGAAGAACGTGGCCAAGCGTTTGAAGCCCCCGTTTAACGATCTTCTGGAGATCAAGTCTGACCGCATTGAGCTGAAAAGCAGCCCAGAGAGTACGTTTATTTCGTGCAGGACGTCCCGCGCTGAGCAGCCGGAAGCGCTTGCCGGTGTCCACAGCCAGCATGTTTTGCTGATTGCGGATGAGGCGTCAGGTGTTCCGAACGCTGTGTTTGAGGCTGCGTCGGGTTCGATGTCAGGCCACAGCGCCACCACGGTTCTTACGGGAAACCCCACGCGTAATACTGGCTTCTTTTACGATACGCACACGCGACTTCGCGAGGATTGGCACACGATGCATGTGAGCTGCGTTGCCAGTGCGCGTGTGAGTGATGATTTCGTTGAGGACATGAAGAAGCGGTATGGTGAGGACAGCCCTGCGTACCACGTCCGCGTGCTTGGAAATTTCCCCCCGTCTGAAGAGGACACGGTTATTCCGGTGTCACTGATCGAGCATGCGATGGCCAATGACATCAAGATTGACGAGGACACGCCGGCGGTGTGGGGCTTGGATGTTGCGAGGCAGGGCGGCGACAGCTCGGTTTTGGCGCGCAGGCAGGGTCCGGTTATCCATCCGCTGACAACGTGGCGCAACTTGGACCTTATGCAGCTAACCGGCGCTGTGAAGGCGGAATATGACATCCTGCCCCCGTCGAAGCGACCCGTTGAGATCATCGTTGACAGCAACGGCTTTGGCGCTGGCGTTTTGGACCGCCTGCGCGAGCTGGAGCTACCGGCGCGTGGCTTGAACGTGTCCGAGCGCAGCTCTCAGAAGGAGACGTATTTGAACTTGCGTGCTGAGCTGTGGTTTAAGGCGAAGGAGTGGCTAGAGGGCATGGATGTGCGTCTACCTAAAGATGACGGACTGTATGCCGACCTTGCGGCCCCACGGTATCACTTTACCTCATCGGGCAAGATGCAGGTTGAGGGCAAGGACGCGATGAAAAAGCGCGGCGTTAACTCGCCCGACCGTGCTGATGCTGTCTGCCTGTGCTTGGCCAATCAGCATACGACGATGGCGTTTGGCCGTAGCTCGTCCGGATCGTGGAATAAGCCGCTGCGTCGCTCGATACGCGGCGTTGTCTAAACGTGTAAACGGGGGCGCGAGGCCCCCGTTTTGTTTAGTCTTCGAATTCGAAGCTGATCCCGACAGTTGCTTCAGCCCAGCGTGCGGCTTCCTCAAATGTGTCAAAGATTTCTTTAAGTGGGACTTGGATGTTCATGTCACCTTCTGGCATGGATAATTCGTATGCGTCGAAATCAAGCGCCTTGATCACAACAGATTTGATTGAGTTTGCTGCGATGCTTGCGCCGTTTATGGAGATAAATTTCATCATTGCTTTTCGTCCTTTGTTTATTTGCCTATACCGTTAACATAGTGTTAACACATCAGACACGCAATAGCTAATTTGCCCTATCCGAAAAATAATGTTAGCCCGATTATGCGGACCCCTCCCGATCCGCTGAGACGTCCCACCGTCTCGACCCCACGCGTGTTCCCTGCGCGTGGGGTTTCTTTGCACGAAAAATAGTGTATTATGCATGGAAATCACACACGCGGAGCTGGCATGGCTGAAGAGAAAGAGAAACCAAGAGGTCTGGCGCAGGCGCTGGGATTTAGGAATGGCCGTGACATGTTCGACGGCGGCGGCAAAAACGCCACCGGCCCTACGTTTCAAGGCGGCGGACCCCTGAGCGCTTTGGCGAATGCCATGAACATCGCGCCCGCAGGATACCACGCACAGCAGGCCAAAACGCCAACACGCGCCGCGCAAATGCAAGATCGTTCATACCGTCGCCCAACGCGAGGCACCGAAGATTACCGCTTCTTCAGAGATATGTTCGACGGCGGCGGCATGGGCTACGAGGGCAACAGCTTTCGTGGTGCCGGCGGGGATTCTGTTCTTGCGAATATGCTTGGCATAAAGCCCTTAGGCTACAATGACCGCATGGCCGAGGCGCAGCCGTCCCAGATCGCAAGGGGCGCACAGACAAGCGCAGCGCAGCCACCACAGATCGCAGGCGGCACAGGTGTCAGCGCACCGCAAATCGCGCCTTCACCTCAAATTGCTGGCGGCACAGACTTGCAGACTGCCAGCGCATTGAACCTCATGTTCACGCCACAGCAGCCCCTGTCGTATGGCGCTCTCAGCCCGACAAGCACGTCATACCTACAGTCACCGCCAGCGGTCTCTGGGCCACTTCCAATCGGCGCAATGTCAACGGAAGACCTTTTGCGTATGATCAGGCAGGGCTTGGGCGATCCTCTCGGAAACGGGACTTTTATACGCTAATGGGGTGCTAACTCATGGACGACTTACTCACTTTCGACAAACTTGTTGAAGCTCTAATTCAGCGTGAAAGCAGCGGGCGTTCCGAGGTAATCTCTGATGGCGGCGCTGTGGGCCTTATGGGCATTATGCCCGAAGACTTTATGACGTCCCCTCGCCGCAACGTGCCGAGCATCTTTGACGTGGCGCGCGACGCCGGTTTCAGCATCGAGAAAGAAGACGAAACCAAAGACATGGCGATCCGGCTCCTGAAAGACCCAGAGCTGAACATGGCTGTTGGTCGTCCCTATTTACGCGAGCTGATGAATGTGTTCGACAACGACACCGAAGGCTCTCTGACTGCGTACAATGCAGGCGTCAGGGGTTACGTTGATGCGGGTTCTTCCGCTGCCAACATGGACACCCGCGAGGCGAGAGAATACTCGTCGAAGTTGAGTAAGGACTACGAAAACATATTCGGATCGCCCCTGCCTGCCAATCTTGGCACTTTGACGTCACCACGACCACGTAGAAGGCCACAGGGGTTGCTAGACTGATGCTTTTAGAGAAATACATCCCACCAAACCTGCGCGGCCCGATCCGCGACGCCGGCAACATCGGCTACTCGATATTGGACAACGTGATCGGCATCGAGGACGGATACCGCAGCGCCGGCGAGCGCTTTAAGGACGAATTATTCGAGAACCCTAAAGGCGTTGCCAAGCAGATCGGCTCCGGCATGCTTGAGGGCGCAAAGGGCTTACTTTCCGACCCAATCGGCACTGCAAGGGGTGTTGTGACTGATATTACGCAGTCAACTGGCCGCGCAGCCAAAGGTGCTGCGGGATACCTGCCAGAAGGCGTTGAGCTAAATAGCGCGACAATGGAGCAAATCCGTGCCGCAAATGACGCCTACACCGGCGACCTAGTTGCGATGACTGGCGTGATACCGGCTGCCAGCGGCACCCGCGCCGTCGCCCGTGCTGCGGGCAACGTAGATGTTGGCGCTCGTACGGCGGATGCAATCGGCCTTGGCCGCTCAATCGCATCTGGCGACCTTGAAGGCATCGGCGAAGTTTTGCAGCGTAGCGGCGAGGCTCGCGGATTGAGCGCTGATATTCCGCGAAAACCGGTTCGAGGTTACGACCCGAAAGAGATTTCACGCCTTGAGGCTAACATTGGCCTGCGTGATGAGCGTGGGCGTGCCAAACCGGACGCACTTAAAGCGCTTGCATCGCAATTTGACGCTGCCGGCAACCGGATCAGCAACATCAAGCCTGATAAGAAAACCGGCCTGACACACAACCACCCAGCATCTAACGTGCGTATGAACACGCCTGTTGAAGATCAAGTTGTAGAAAGTCGTGTTCGTGGCTTTGCCAACCCTCGCAAAGATACCTCCATCAAGCTGGGCGATGGGCTTGTTGCGGCGTTCGGGGACCGTGTTGTCGCGGATCGCGACATATTAGGGTATGCTGGTCAGGAATTAAGAAGGCCGCAAAGTTTGTTCGGCGGCTCTGGATTTATACGTGATAAACTGAACGAAGAGATATGGGCATCCGATGAAGGCGTGACCGGCCCATTGCTTGCCTCTCTCAACAGGGCATCGCAAGATGGCCTCAACCCGCGAATGATTTACACTTCTATGGGTGCGCAATCTTCAGACTTTGCCACTAATGAACTTGCCAGAGAATACATCCGCGACCTTGATATCGATCCCGAAATGCGTCAGCTTCTGGCGGATAGGTTGCGGGCATCTAAAGACTTTACCGATAAAGATTTTCCGTTCGATGATCTAATCTCTGGCGGCACCTCGCGCCGGAACTGGCAAGGTCTCTTGGATGGTGTTGACGATTATATCGGAAATATGAACGGATCAAATCGCCGCGCCATCTGGCAGGCTATGGATAACGCAAAATTCCGCGATGCGGGCTTATCTATTGGCGAGATGCGTTTGGCGCAGACTGATCCTGATCTGTTGTACGCCAATCCTTTTGACACGGGACTGAACTTGGGTAGCCCGAACCTTAGCCAAGGAATATCTCCGACTGCAATGCATCCTATTTACCCAACATCTATTGCGGGCAAGTATGATGGCAGTTTGCCGGTGCAGGTTCCGGCAGCTCTTACATTCCGTGAGTTTTTCAACATGCGTCGCGGTTTGCTTGATGGTGTCAAGCCAAGCGCAGCAGCATCAGACCAGAGATCATTCTTGATGTCTCACGGAAACATCGTATCAGAAGCGGATCGGCAGATGGTTGATGAAATTGACGAATTCACAGAATACTGGCGCGCCTTCAATGAGTAGACCGACAAAGGAACTGAACTAATGGACTATGAAATCAACCAGATGGTGTCGGCGCTCGAAGAAGAGCTAAACCCAGACGTGATGAAGGACGACGAGCTGCAAGGCATCGTTGGCAAAGAGATTGAAGACGCAATCGACTACATTGACAACTGGATTAGCCCGATGCGCGCAACGGCGACGCAATATTATCGCGGCGATCCATTCGGAAATGAGGAAGAGGGCCGCAGCCAAGTCGTGTCAATGGACGTACGTGATACCGTACAGGCGATCATGCCGTCCCTGATGCGTATCTTCCACGGCACAGACCGCACTGTTGAGTTTGTACCGCAAGGCCCAGAAGACGTTGCAAGCGCCAAGCAGGCGACAGACTACGTCAACTTCATCATCAACCGCGACAACAACGGCTTCTTGGAGATGCACAGCGCGTTCATGGACGCACTGGTCCGCAAGGTCGGCATCATCAAGGTTTACTGGGACGACCAGACCAAGTTTGACACGTATGACATGAGCGGCCTAGACGACGCGTCTCTTAACGCTCTGATGTCAGACCCAGATGTCGAAATCGAGATCACGGCGTCCACGCCTGTCGGCGAGCCTATGATGGACGAAATGACCGGCATGATCGTGGAACCGCCTATGGAGCATTCTGTTCGCGCCACATACACGCACCCAGACGGTCGCGTGAAAGTTGAGGCCGTACCACCGGAAGAGTTTTTGATTTCGCGCGAGGCCAAGTCTGTCGATCAGGCTGACTACGTTGGGCATCGCCGGATCGTTACAGTGTCTGAGCTGGTGGCTATGGGCTACGATTACGACGAAGTGTCAAAGCTAGGCTCTGCGCACGAAGACATGTCGACCAACGTCGAGCGCTACACGCGCAACAAGGCTCTTTCAAATGAGATGAACGAGCGTAACGATCCGGCGATGAAGAAGGTTCTCTACGTCGAGAACTACATCAAAGTCGACTACGACGGCGACGGCATCGCTGAGCTGCGCAAAATTTGCACAGCAGGCGACGGCAATAAAATCCTTATGAATGAGCCATGCACAATGGCACCGTTTGCCACAATGTGCCCAGACCCAGAGGCGCATGACTTCTTCGGACATTCTGTCGCTGAGACCGTCATGGACATCCAGCGCATCAAGTCGTCCATTATGCGCAACACGCTAGACAGCTTGGCAATGTCGATCCACCCACGCATTGCTGTGACTGAGGGAATGGTCAACATGGATGACGTCATGTCGACAGAAGTCGGCGCGATTATCCGCCAGCGTTCTGCCGGTCAGGTTCAGCCACTCACAATGCCGTTCGTAGGTCGTGAGGCGTTCCCAGTCCTGCAATACATGGATCAGGTTAAAGAGGCCCGCACAGGCATCTCAAAGGCGTCTGCTGGGCTTGACGCTAACGCCTTGCAGTCATCCACGGCGACAGCCGTTGCTGCCACTGTAAGCGCAGCACAGCAGCACATTGAGCTGATCGCCCGCATCTTTGCTGAGACCGGCGTCAAGCGCATGTATCAACTGGCGCTACACTTGATCACGACACACCAAGATCGCGAGCGCATGGTCCGATTGAGTAACGAATTTGTGCCAATCGACCCACGCGCATTTGACTCAAATATGGACGTCACTATCAACGTGGCTCTGGGCCGTGGTTCTGACACTGAGCGCATGATGATGCTACGCCAGATCGGCGAGATGCAGAAGGAAGCGATGGCGACGATGGGTCCACAGAACCCGCTGACTGACATCAACAAGCTGTCTAATACGCTAAAGGCGATGACGGAGCTTGCGGGCTTTAAGGACACCTCGCAATTCTGGGCAGACCCAGCGCAGTTCCAGCCACCGCCAGCGCAGGATAAGCCTGACATCAACGAGCAGTTGATACAGGTGCAAATCCAGCAGATACAGGCGGACATGCAGAAGAAAGCTGCCGAGTTGCAGCTTGGGCGTGAAAAGATGGTAATGGACGATGATCGCAAGCGCGACGAACTTGAGGCGGAGCTATACGTCAAGGCCGAAGAAATGCAGGCCAAGTATGGCACGCAGCTCAACGTGGCTAAGATTAAGTCGGACATGGCGATCAACCGCGAAGTCATGAAGGCGCAGGCCGACATAATTAAGGATGCTACGCGTGAAGTCTAAGCAGCAAATAATTGACGACGGGAACGAGGCTTCCCGTCTTCTACGTGACACTGATTTCATCCGCTTTATGGGTGAGATCGAACAGGATTGCTGGGAGGAATTCAAGACCACCTCGCCCAGCGATAGTGAAGCCCGCGAGGGTCTTTACATGAAACTGCGCGGCGTTCAGGCGGTAGGCCAGAAGCTGCGTGCAATGCAGGACAATGCTGCTATTGAAAAAAAGTCAAAATAGCGCATAATAGGGAGTAGACGCATGTCAGACACCAGCAACCCACTAGGGACTGATCTGAACACCGCACAAAATGCAATCAGAGCCATGATCTCGCCTCAAGAGGATAACGTGACAGAGCCTGATGCGCTTGAGGCCGAACCCGTAGAGCAATCTATGGATGAAGCCGAAATGCCGGAAGAGTATTCAGAGGAGCAATCTGACGAGTATGATGAAGGCGAACTCGAAGCAGAGGACGAAGCTGAAGAGTTTGACGACGCATCCTTTGACCTTATGTCGGCAACTGTCGATGTAGACGGCGAAGAGATTACCGTTGAAGAGCTAAAACGCGGACAACTACGGCAGAGAGATTACACTCGTAAAACTCAGGCGCTTGCAGAACGCACCCGTGAGGTGGAGACGCAAGCAGAAGAGATTGATCGAGAGCGTGCCCAATACGCTCAGATGCTGCCAGCACTACAGCAGCGGCTAGAGCAATCGGTCGAACAGGAGCCAGACTGGGATACTCTGTATGATGCAGACCCTACTATGGCAGCGAAGGCAGAACGTCAGTGGCGTAAGCAGAACGAAGAGCGCAACGCTCAACTGCAAGCGGTACAAGCTGAACAGCAGCGGATGCAGCAGCTACACCAGCAAAAGGTGCAGCACATGCAGATGCAATTTGTTGATCAGCAGCGTAAGGTCTTGCCTGAGATTATCCCAGAGTGGCGTGACAAAAAAGTCGCCACAAAAGAAGCAGGTGATCTAAAAGATTTCTTGGTTCGGGAGGGTTTCAGTGACCAAGACATTAGCGGATTGACCAATGCAACGCTTGTGAAACTAGCGCGTAAGGCAATGCTATATGATCGCGGACAAACGCGTGCGAAGACGGCAAAACAGAAGCCGAAACAGCAAGCGTCCAAGACATTGAAAAGCGGAAGCCGAGCGACACAGCCGAGACCCAAGGGCGAGCAACAACAAGCGCTACAGCGCGTACGTCAAAGTGGCCGTGTCAATGATGCCGCGGCTGCAATCAAATCTCTACTTTAGGAGGCCATCATGGCTATCGTATCAAATACATTCACCTCTTTTAATGCCAATGGCATCAGAGAGAGCCTTTCTGACATCATCTCAAACGTGTCACCAGAAGAAGTGCCCTTGCAATCCAATATCGGCTCCGAGAACGTGTCCAACACGTATTTTGAGTGGCAGACAGACACGCTTGCAGCGACTTCTACAACTGCTGTAATCGACGGCGACGATGTATCATCATTCGATGCATCATCTGCAACAACGCGCGTCGGCAACTACACGCACATCTTGCGTCGTACAACCATTGTAGCTGGCAACATGTCTGCACAAGACTTGGCAGGCCGTAACGACGAACTTAGCTTCCAGCTTGCAAAGCGCGGCAAAGAGCTACGCCGCGACATTGAAGCCACGTTGACAGACAACAATGCACAAGTTGCTGGCAATTCTTCAACTGCACGCGAAACTGCCGGTTTGGGCGCATGGATCGCAACCAACGACAATCTTGCTGGCGACGGCGCATCACCAACCGGCGATGGCTCCGATGCACGTACAGATGGCACGCAGCGCGACTTGACAGAAGCAATGGTCAAGAACGCCATGCAACTGGCATACACCGCGGGCGGTCAGCCAAGCGTATTGATGGTCGGCCCACACAACAAAACTGTTGTATCAGGCTTTGCAGGTATTGCGGCTCAGCGTTACCAAGCACCTTCCGATGGCCCAACAACCATCATCGGCGCTGCTGACGTCTATCTGTCTGATTTTGGTACACTTTCTGTGACACCAAACCGCTTCATGCGTGAGCGTGACGCGTTCTTGCTTGACCCTGAGTATGCATCTGTATGCTTCCTGCGTCCGATCCAGCAGATCGAACTTTCACGCACAGGCGATGCTGAGAAATCAATGGTTCTGGCTGAATTTGGTTTGAAAGTCTTGAACGAGCAGGCACACGCTGGTGTGTTCGACTTGACTACATCATAAGTTATGACGGGGCGGCTTCGGTCGCCCCGATCACTTCTGGAGGGTAACTGTGAAAAGAATTTTTAGCCAAGACGATGCCACCGGCATTACCAAATACTGGCACGTAACCGGCAATGGTGAATATGTTGTTGAGACACAGCAGAATGTCTCCGCTATCGTTGAGGCGAATAAGCGTCAGTACAACGACACACCGAACAAACATGGCGATCTTAACAAGGTGGCCACGATCCCACTTTCAGTGTACTATGAGCTGAAGCGCAAAGGTATAGCTGACGATCCCAAAGCCTTGAAGAAGTGGATGAACGACAGCGACAACCAAGTATTCAGGACAAGGGCGGGCACGCTGTGAGTATAACAACATACGACGGTCTAAAGACGGCAATCGCTGACTTTTTAAACCGTGATGACATGGCATCGGTAATCCCGACGTTCATTTCTCTGGCCGAAGCGCAGATTTCGCGTGATTTGCGTCACTGGAAGCAGGAAAAGCGCGTCACAACGTCTGCTGATGAGCGTTACGAGAATTTGCCTAACGACTGGCTTGAGTTGAAGTTGGTCACGTTGACATCCGGGGCGATGCTGCAAACCATCTCGGCGACTGACATGTCTGATCGGCGCGCAAGGAGTGACGTAGCTGCTGTGCCACGCTTTATCCGCTCAACGGCGGACCAAATCGAGTTTTACCCCACGCCATCCGCGCCAACAGACGTAAATTTGCTGTATTACGCGCGTGTGCCTGCACTTAGCGATGCAGCCCCAACCAACTGGTTACTGAGTGACGCGCCCGACGTTTTGTTGTATGGTTCTCTCATTCACTCTGCGCCATATCTTAGTGACGACGCCCGCGCACAGGTCTGGGCTTCACTTTACCAGAGCGGCATGGATAAGTTAAACTTTGAAAGCGCCAAGGGCCAACTTGCTGGGCCTCTAAAAATGGGGATACCGCGTTAATGTCCACAACCAATTGGTCCCAGTCTGCTGGGATGACCAGCCAGACAGAAGCAGACAATATTAGCGGCTTTGCCGACGACGCCGAAGCATCTGCTGTTGCAGCCGCCGCCTCTGAGGCCGCTGCTGCCGCCTCCAAGCTGGCTGCGGCCACATCTGCTACCCAATCAGCCTCATCAGCCTCTGCGGCGGCCTCCAGCGCCTCTGCGGCAGCATTAAGCGAAACTGCGGCTGAGGCTGCTAAGGCCAACGCCGAAACAGCAGAGACCAACGCCGAAACAGCAGAGACCAACGCCGAAACAGCAGAGACCAACGCGGCTGCGGCTGCTGGCACGGCCACCACACAGGCTGGAACAGCCACGACCAAAGCGTCTGAAGCTGCTGTAAGTGCTGCTGCTGCCTTAGTGTCGGAAAATGCGGCATCTGCAAGTGAAACGGCTGCATCTACAAGCGAGACAAGCGCCGCCACTAGCGCAGGCAATGCCTCCACCAGCGCCACGGCCAGTGAAGCCTCCAAAGTTACCTCGGTTGCTGCACAAACTGCGGCTGAGACTGCGGAAACAAATGCTGCTGCTTCTGCCGCTGCTGCTCTTGCTTCAGAAACGGCTGCTGCTGCCAGTGAGGCTGGCGTTGATGCTGACCGTGTAGCTGCTCAGACTGCTTCCGCTGCTGCGGCTACGTCTGAAACCAATGCAGCTACATCTGAAGCCAATGCGGCTACGTCTGAAACCAATGCAGCTACATCTGAAACAAACGCGGCTACATCTGAAACAAACGCAGCTACTTCTGCAACTAATGCTGCTACATCAGAAACAAACGCAGCCACAAGTGCTACAGATTCTTCTGGTTCAGCCACGGCCTCTGCCACAAGTGCGACTGCTGCTGGTACATCCGAAACTAATGCTGCCGCAAGTGAAACTGCTGCTGGCACAAGTGAGACCAATGCAGCAACAAGTGCGGCGACCGCTTCTACTGGTGCAGCAACAGCTACAACTAAAGCAACTGAGGCAGCTACGTCCGCAACCAATGCAGCTACTTCGGAAACTAATGCTGAAACAGCCGAGACTAATGCCGAAACTGCTGAGACCAACGCAGCTACATCTGCAACTACAGCAACCACTAAAGCATCTGAAGCATCTACGTCTGCTGCGAATGCTTCTACCTCAGAAACTAATGCAGGGACATCCGCATCTACAGCGGCCACTCAGGCATCTGCTGCGGCTGTTTCAGCAGCTACTGCTACAGCCTCTGCATCTACAGCAACCACAAAGGCAACTGAAGCTTCCTCCAGTGCAACTAGTGCGGCTACATCAGCTACTGCGTCTCAGTTAGCTAAGAATGCAGCTGTGGCGGCTAAGGATGCAGCCCTTGAGGCACTAGACAGCTTCGATGATCGTTACTTGGGGCCGAAGGCAAGTCACCCGACCACAGACAACGATGGTAACGCTTTAGTTGCTGGTGCTTTGTACTACAACACCACTGATGATGTAATGAACGTATATGAAGGCTCGTCTTGGGTTGCTGCATATGCTTCTTTGTCTGGAGCTTTGTTACAGTCAAACAACCTATCTGACGTGGACAATGCGGCAACTGCTCGGACTAACCTTGGTCTTGGTTCAGTAGCTACAACTGCATCGACAGCTTATGCCACAGCAGCGCAAGGTACACTTGCATCCACCGCAGTGCAGCCAAATGATAGTCCTACATTCGGGCAAATAACTGCTACCTCGTTTTCTGGTGACGCCTCTGGGATGACAAATCTCCCTACAGGGCCAACAGGACCGCAAGGTCCAGCGGGACCAGCGGGCGCTGACTCGACAGTGGCAGGTCCAGCAGGTCCAGCAGGTCCAGCGGGTGCTGACGGTGCCGATGGTGCCGATGGTGCTGACGGTGCTACAGGTCCCACTGGCGGCACAGGCGCGGTTGGTCCGGCAGGTCCTACAGGTCCTCAAGGTGCTACAGGTTCCACTGGCGGCACAGGCGCGGTTGGTCCGGCAGGTCCTACAGGTCCTCAAGGTGCTACAGGTCCCGCTGGTCAGGGATTTTCAGGCAACGTGTCGATGACCGGCACTCTGGATATGAACAACTATAATATCTATGACGTTGAAGATATTGGGCTACAGGACCGCCTGTACCATGAGGGCGACACGAACACCTACTTAGAGTTTGACGCAGATCGAATACGCTTAACCGCGGGAGGTGTTACGCTCCTAGATGCAGTAGAGGGTAGTGTTGATTACTGCCTTGTTGGTGCCAACTTAAAGGTCACAAACGGTGGCTCTGCGCAGCTACAAGATACACCCTTCTGGGAAAATAGGCAGACAGTGACTGCAAATTACACAATCACAAACGGCTACAACGCAATGTCGGCTGGCCCCATTACAATTAACTCAGGCGTAACTGTCACAGTAGGCGCTGGCGAAACATGGACGGTGGTTTGATATGAGTACACTAAAGGTAAACACACTGGAAGAAGCTACCGCTGGTGGAGCTACGTTTTACACTGCTAAGGCTTGGGTAAACTTTAATGCGCAGTCTACAATGACTGTTCGTGCAAGTGGTAACACTTCTAGCATGACCGACTTGGGAACAGGCTACTACCAGATGAACTTCAACACATCTATGACGGACGCTTCTTACGCAATATCTGGGATGTCAAAAGATGGTGACTCTTTGGGTGCTCCCTATGAGGGTTACTTTCACATTAACAGCGTCTCCACAGGGAGCCTCAATGTCTACAACACCGCACAAGGTAATGCTGATGACACAGACATTGGCTGCCTTCTGGTAACACAATGAGTAAATACAGAGTAATATTTGAAGACCCAGAGCAACCAGAGCAACCCGCAATGGTGCTTGTCCCTAGTGACAACTGGCTAGAAGAAGCCAAGGCTGGGCTACTGCCACCTATCTCCGTTTACTGGGCATTGCAGGACGATGAGCAGCAAGCCATCGCGGAGGGTCGCCACGACACCTTTAAGCATGACCCCGCAAAGCATGAAGCACAGTGGAAAGCACCTCGCATTGGCCCTCTCACAGAGGAAGAGGCCATCGAGTATCTCGTAATGAAGGACATCCCTCGTCACATCTGGTCACAGGAATACAACAGACCAATGTTCAAGATTGTCAAAACAGAAGACGTCCCCTCTGACAGGTCGTTTCGTAATGCTTGGAGGATAGCAGCATGAGTACAATAAAGGTTGATAACCTACAAACTACAGGTGGTGCTGGTCTTTACCCTGCTAGGGCTTGGGTGACTTTTACGATGGATGGCACGCCGCGTATTCTCGCAGATGCTGGTGTTTCAAGCCTCGCAGACTTGGGGACAGGTAAGCCACAGTTTAATCTAAGTACGGCTTTGGCAGCAGCAAACGGTTTGCCATTTAACACTGGTGCGCTTTGGCACGACGCTGGTGGTCCTACTGGAACCACAAGAGAGTATCCCATTCAAACAGGTGGACGTATTTCGGTAACGTCTGCGTGGCGCTGTTTCTGCGGGTCAGAGGGTTCAGGCTATATAGATTGGGACTTGGGTTACTCAGGTTTGATCCGATGAGCAATTGCAAAAAAGTCAAGGAGAAGCACAATGACACAAACACTTATTAAGATCGGCGCAAACACTTATGACGCCGCAGACTACACTCTCCCAGCAGAACGTACCTTCCGTGGTGCTTGGGAGGCTGATGCTAATGCAGGGATTATCTCTGTAGACATGGCAGCAGCCAAGGACATCTGGCGTGACAAGGTTCGTCAGGCTCGTATTGAGCCACTGGCTGCACTAGACACAGCCTTTATGAAGGCACTCGAAACTGGTGCTGACACCACACAGATTACTGCTGACAAGCAAGCTCTGCGTGATGCGCCTACCCATGCTGACATTGATGCAGCTACAACCCCAGAGGAACTAGCAGCGGTACAACCTGCTGGCCTAACGGTGGTCTAAGATGGCTAGTGTAATTCGAGGTGATGATAACTTTGATAGCTCTTCTACTGGACCTAGCACAACCGCTGGTGATGTTGGCACTTATGCTATGCTTATGAGA